GCTTACTAGCTTTTTCAATATCAAATAAGAATCCAGTTTGTTCTTGTTCATACATAATCTTAGCTACGTTTGTTTCTAAATCTACAGACTCTTGACTAAAATTCTTACCCTCTTCTAAAAGTTTAAGATAAACTTGTTCATTTAATAATACATCCTGTTTACAATAACTAAGCATTTCTGGAGTATAACTATCAAAGTCATCAGGTTGTTCCTGTTTATGAACACCGATACGATAGCCCCAAGTTTTTAAACTGTGCCCATTCTCTCTAACTGGTTGAAATAATCTAGACATAACTAAAGTATCAATTACATTAGTAGTCAATTTAATTCGGTAAAGTCTTTCAAGTACTGGAATATCATAGCCAATAATATTATGACCTGCTAGTACCTCGGCATTTCTTAATAGCTTTATACCTTCTTCTAATTCATCCGGACCATACTCATAAATAGTATTGCTATCTAAATCTTTAGCAACAATACACCAAACTTTAGTTGGAGTAAGTCCATCTGCTTCTATGTCAAAAATCAATCTCTTCATTATCGAATGTTTCCTCCTCTGTTAATTCATGTAATCTACCAGTATCACTATCATACCTTAATGCACAAGCTAGTCCAGTATCACCAGTGTACCTTGATTTTAAAACTCTTACTTTAGTTTTATTTGCTTCGTCAGGGTCTTTAGCTTGTTGGTTTCTCTCAAGAGCAATCACACAATCAGACAGCTGAGAGATACCTTGTGAGCCTTTTAAGTGCGAGAGTGATACCTCAATACCTTGTTCGTGTCCTTTCTCTCCTGCAGCTCTACGTAAGTGAGAGACAAGTATCATACCTACATTAGTTTCTTCAACTAAACTACGAAGTTTATTCATCAAAGAATCAATACCTCTACGTTCATCACCTTCGGATAAGACATTGACTAGCATATGTAAGTGGTCAACGACTACCCATTTACATTCACAACCAATAATCATATAGCGAAGCTTGGCAAAGATTTCATCAATGTCAGTTGCTCCTAAGTGTGAATGAATAAATACTCTATCTTTTTCTATTACCTTATCAAACAAAGTATTAAGTTCTTCTTCGGTATAGTTATCTCTTTTCTCATTTAAATATATTCGGTCATTAGCTTCAATAGATATTAAACCATCAGCAGTTCGCATCCAGTTTTCTTCAAGGGCAATGATGCCTACGTTATCCTTAGTAGTTTTAATTAACCAATGTTCTAACTCTCTAGTCACCGAAGACTTACCAAGTCCAGTACCACCAGTTAACGTAACTAACTCTCCTCGTCTCATACCATATAGTTTTTTATTTAGACCTTCCCAAGGATAAGAAATACTTTCTTTTACTTCTCTATTTAACCATTCGTTTTTCTGACTAGATAACTCCATGATACCAGAGGGAGTGTAAGTCTTAGATTCCCACCATGCTTTAGTAAAGCCTTGAAAATCTTTTTGATTGAGCATGTCATTAGCATCTTTATAACCATTAGGAAAGCTCATGATTCTAACCTTTCCGGGTTTTAAAAGTCTAGCCACTTGTCTAGATGCTTCTCTTCCTGCCTTATCATTATCGAAGCAAAGTACTACATTATCAAAGCTTTCAACAAACTCAATGCTTTCTCGTATATCTTTTACTGCACCTGCAGCTCCTCGTTTTAATGAGACAACTGCCCACTTGCCTTGAAAGAGTTCATCAACTGCCATAGCATCACATTCACCTTCGGTTATAGTTAAAAACTTACCACCAGTATTTCTATAGAGTTGCTCACCAAATAGTCCTGTACCTTCGTATGTACCTTTTGTTGCAAAGTTTTTATCTGCAACGAATCTTGTTTTAGTTATTGTAATTTCATTACCATTAAAGTATGGATAGATATGTTGAGTAACTTCGCCATTATTATTTTTAACAACTCTTACTCCAAATTTCTTAGCAGTTTTTTCTGAGATACCTCTATCATTTAATTCACTATAGATTCCGGTATAAGAATCTAAGAATGTGTTTGTTGGTTTTGGTGTAGTGTCCACAATTTTACCCTCACTTGCAGTTTCATAATCTGTAAAGAATGTTGAACAACTGAAACAGTAAGCTGACTTATCAGCATTCATTGAAACAGCATCAGAGCTTCCACATTTAGGACATGGTAATCTGTGTTTAACAAACTTAGTTTTTTCTTGTTCCATTCTATCTCCATAAAAAAAGCTAGGATAGGAAACGGAGATAACCCAACCTAGCTTTAAAGTTTAATTTAAGAATCGTCTTCTAATGTCTTAGTTTCAGACTCTACTTCTACTGCAGTACTTGCATCAGCATTGACAATCTCTACTATTTTATTAGAAAAGAAACCAATAGCCGCTTGAGTTTCCTCAAGGTCTAATGTTTGTACAGCTTTCTTTTGATTCAGTCTTTGTAATCTACTAAAGATTTGCTGTCCTTCTTCGGGCAGGTCTTCAATATATATTTGAACATCATCAATAGTTATATAAGGCTTCTGTCCTTCTGTTTGAATTTCTTCTGTCATCAGAACTCCTCGCCATCCGCTAATAGTTCTTCACCATCTGCACCTTTGTAAGGTACTAGGTCAATAACCTGAACAGCTTGTAAGTCCATTCCTACATAAGGACCAAACTTACCTTCGCCACTATACTCGTTGAATTGAACTCTAACCTTAGAGCCATTCCCAACAGCAGTATTAATCTCTTGCTTTGAAGCATCAAGGAGTCTTGGAGCAGGTCTAATCATTCCATTAGGACCATTCACCTTCCTCTTGATTACTAAAGCAGGACCTTCGTCATGCTGTTTTACTTTATGACCACGTGAAGCAAAGTCATTAGCAATCTCTTCATCAACAATTAAGTCAATGCTGTAGACTGGTTCGAACTTTGTGTTCGGAGTGGTTATACTTGCCCATTTTACTGAGCCTTCCAATATTGCCATATTAACCTCCTATATAGCTTATTAAAAATTAGTGAGAGTTTTGAGCAAACTACTCTCAAAGTTTTGGATACTTCCAAATCAAACCATCTTGAATGGAGATAGAGGGCTTGTGATTCGATTACTCCTTCCATTTATTCTCATACTCAAAATCAAATAATAACATATGCTATCTCGCATGTCAAGATACTTAAATTTTCACGGCTAAAATAATTACGATAGCTGTCAACAAAACATTTACCATTGCCAACTCAATCCCAAGAATCGTATGATACCATATCCAGCGAGTTTTATATGCGTTGTCTATGTTTAAATCTTCTGGGTCTGGGTCTTCTTGCCAAGTTCCTTTATCAGGATTAGACCATAGTACTTTAAAAATATTTTTCATCTTCCTTGTCCTCTATATTTTATTTTCTTTTGTCTTCGTTTATGTTTGTTCATGTGCTTAGTAGAAATTTTTACTTTTCTACCCCTTCCGCCAGTACCTTGAGAGGTAACTTTCTTAGTGGGTTTTATTAGAGTTATTACTTTTTTGATTGCCATCTGTTATCTCTTGAATGATTAATGTTTCATCCTCAACTGCACCTCGTAAGTTTTTTAATAATTTAAAATTACCTTTGAAGTCCCAAGTCTTGGTTGGATTTCTTCTAGTAAGAGAGAAAACATCATCAACTCCCTCCATCTGTACTAGGTTATCTATTGCTTCTATAATACTAAAAGCAAAAGTTTTTATAGTTTCTTGTTGTCCATCTAAAATTACTTTACATGTAAATTCATACATTTAATTCCTCTTTAAGTTGTTTATAAGTTGTGATATGTGGATTTCTTTTTAATTGTTTTAGTAACCATTTGTCAGACATGTGCAGTAAAGTAATTCCTTTAATACCCTTCACGTACTTTTCATCCGGTAATAAATCATTGATAGTATCTAAAGAAACTTTGTTAGCTTCTTCTTCTGGTAATAAACTTTTCATCCACTCAACTTGAATAGGTTTAATAAGTTTTCTAAGTTGCTTAACTTTTTTGCTGTTCAATCTTTATTACTCCTTCATCTAATAAATCAGTTACAAATTTTTTAGAATTATCAATGAGGGTTTCTTTAATTATTTTTTTTGATTCGCCTTCAACAGTTATTGATAGCATGTTACCTAAATAAACATCAAATTTCATTTTCTAACTCCATAAATACCAGTCAGTTTATTTTTAACTGGATGTTCTCTTGCCATGATTTGTTCATGTATCTCGGTAGCAATTCTATGTTTTTCTTTTGGGTCTGTCAAGTCTGTTAAAATTTTAACGTTACTTACTTTAGGTTTCCAAGTCTTCCAATATATTTTTTCTATTGGTGCAACATCCCATGTCCAAGTTATGTCTTGACCATTATCATCATGACCAAAAATTAAATCTGTTTTCTTAACAACCATGTTCAATATCCACTCGCATTCTATCTTCCATAGCCATAACTTCTAAGTCTTGAGTAGAGATTGCATTCTGACAATGCTTAGATAAAAACTCAATAACTATTTCTGATAGTGGTTTTAAAGCATTTGATTCAATGTAATTTTCATACACATAATCAATGCAATCAGCTTCTAAGTCTGGGCGATTTTTTAATACCCAAACATTATCCACATATTCTCTTACTTCATCTGCAAGTATATCGTTTGCTTCGTTACTCATATTATTCCTCTGCTAATATATTATATAGTTCTTCTGTTTGTTCTTCTAAATCATTAGGTATACCAAGTTCATTTTTTAATCTTGATATTTCTACTTGATTAATAAATAATTGATTAGAAATATTCTCCATAAGTTCAATAATATCCATAGTACTAGAAATTATTTCTTCTTGATTACCATGTAAAGTTACTAAACTTTTTTTGTTAGTATTAATATTATCATTAACAGTAGTGAATGCCATTTTTAAAGCACTCATAACTATTATACTACATAAAACTATAGCAATAATCATAACACTATTTATTATTTTATGTATCATTTCTTAGCTCCTCTAGTTCTGCAACTGTAAATGGTTCTAAAAAATTTTCTATAGTTGTTATTTGTGTTTGTATATGTTTTATATCTTTCTTCATATTTTTTAAATTTCTAGATAAGAAAGTAATAGGTTGCATATCATCTACATTATCAACTTCTATTTCATCAAGTAGACAAGCTATAGATACACTCGCCTCTCTAACTGCTTTTATTAATTTACTCATGCTTCCTCCTGTTTCTTTTGTTGTTGTTTAGCATAGTTCACACTTTCCCATTTACTAGCATCACCTAATATTCCAACTGCAATAGCATTTACTAAGTCTTCTAAAGTATAACCTTCTCTAAGAGTTACTTTAGCTTTAGAATAATCATATTCGCAAATATCATATAGTATATTTTCAATGCCGCTTAGTATAGACATAGCCTCTGCCCCTTTTCGTATATCATCTGAATCAAAACTTACATAGCTCATACTTCCTCCTTTTGTCTTTGATTAAATTCTTCATAAGTCTCTGCATCACTTTTATAGATTGACATTACTTCATCAAAGTATGGATGTGAATCATCACACTCATAACCCATAGCATTAATTTCTTTTATTCTAATATCTTTCCATTCTTGAGTTTTAAAACTTTTATTTGAAGTGTCTTCAACATCCTCCGAAGCACGACTTAAAGCTCTCACGACATGAACTAAATCCATATCTAATATACTGACCCATTGACCTTTACTCTCTGACCAATGGCTAACTTTATCTGTAATATCAACAGGGATTTTTCTATCTTCAATAAGTGCTTGAAGTTCTAATAGTTTTTTAACTTTCATTTTCTTCATCCTCGTTTATATCAATTATAATTTTATCATTAACAAAGTCTTTACCAAAAGTATCTTCTAGTTTTTTTGTCAAATTATCTTTAAATTTTTGTTTATCAGTTTTCAATTTTGCCCTCCAGTTCTTCTAGTTTAGTTTCAAGGTTATCTATTTTATCTTGTAGAACATTATAATTATCTTCTATCTGAGTGTCAGTATAGTTTTCCATATCGTAAAAGTTTGGTTTATCATCTAAATCCATACGAACACCATCTACCTCACTTACATTATCTTGTAGTTCATTGTCAATCTGAGTTAGTTGACCTTCTAACTCATCAATCTCTAAAAACTTCTTGATAAATTTTATTATTTTTTGTTTCATTGTTATCTCCATTAGTTTATTGAAATTACAAACCCTGATGTATCTTTCTTAGCTTTACCTTTAGCAGTCAAGCCAACAACAACATTGGGTTCATCTAAAAATCTCATGTCGTACTTGTCGCCATCTATAACCTTACGACCTTTATACCATAAGGGTAGGGCATGATTAAATACGACTGCAATATTATAACTTAACTTGTCAAACCATTTAGCATACTTAGCGTTAGCTTCTGAGTACGACCAAGTCAAATGATAATTTTTTATATGACTAACTTTCCTAGTAGGTATTTTTGTATAGTCATAAAATTGTATGTCAGGAAAAGTATCAAAGACAGTACGACCTGATAACTCTTGATTTTCCCATTGAATATCGGATGTACCATTTAATCTGACACAAGGTTTCTTGCCTTCTCGTTTTGCCTTTGCTTCAAACTTAGCAATCTCAATATACAACTGTTCTAAAAATAATTCTGGTGATTGTAAAAATAATTTAGTCCTACGCTTACGAGCCTCTTGAATAACATTTGTAGTCTCGCCTCTTTTAATAATTCCACCACGACCTGCAGTATTTAGACAAGCAGTCTTACACTTTGCTATATCTTGATAAGGACATATTCTAGTACTGCTAGGATGTAAGTGCATGATAGCACTTTGCCAATCAGTATGAAGCTTATCACCTTTTTTAATCTTAGGATTATTTTGAGTTAGTAGTGTCGTCATTAGTTACCCTCGTTGTTTTAACTTTAGTAGCTTTGGCATTCTCGCCTCGTTTAATTCTATCCATCATAGCCATGTGTTCTTTCATTGTCATACTCATTATTTACCTCTTTGATATTTAGTTAATAAATCAATACTACTAAGTTTTTTACCAATAGTATATCTCTTTTGAGTTTTATGTACCAATCTTTCAACTCGACCATCATTAAAAGTTGTATCAGTTACATAGCCCTCTCTAGTTGTATTAGGATAATCATAACCCATAGTAGTAGTATCAGAATCAAAAGTATGAATGTCAGAAACAACATTTGCCCATGCTTCTACTTTTAAAATTAATTCTTGTTCGGCTACTTTATCTTTATATTCAGTCATGCTTCCTCCTCAATAATCATTGTCGTTATATTTTACCATACCTTGTTTATCAAACTTTTTAGTTTCTTTTGGTTGTAAGATAAATATAGATGCAATAGCAAAAGTAAATGATAAAATGCAAGTTACTAATAAATAACCATTTGCCATTTTAACTTAACTCCTTAGTAATTTGATTAATTATATCGTGTAATTTTTCCTGCCAATCAGGGTCTATTAAAGCTATGGCTAATTTTCTTTCAATATCATGTCGCAATTCATAAGCTCTATCATCCCAACTTGTACTAAAGCGATAACTGTCCCAACATAATTTATTATTTTTGTCGTTGAGATTAAAGATTTCTACTGCACGACCTAGTTTAGTACGAAGTAATCCTCGTTTAGTTTCTAACTTAGTTATAGCTTCTTGAACATCTATCAAATCCTTTTGTACCTTTTTAATAGGTTTGAACTTGTTAGACTTTTCTATTTTGTCTTGACCAAGTTTTTTAGTAGTTATAATATTAGTTAATATTTCATTAGCTATAGCATCTTGTTCAAACTTTCTGATTTGTTTTGACATGTTACACCTCCATTGAGTGTATTAGTCTCCTTAGTTATTAATAGGCGATAGCTAATGAAGTAAAAGGAGACTTATGAAAAAACAAAAACTTCACTAGCTATCTATTATCCTTTATTTTTTTAAGTGCTTTTCGGAGTTGGTTAGTTGCACTATTCTAGTTAAGCTACTTGTGGTAGCCAACTACGAATTCTATCTAAGAAACTAGGTTGAGTATATTTATCCTCAAGTTTATCTATTGCTCTTAGCACATATTCTATATCTACATTTCTAGGTAGTCTTAGAATACTTAAATTATTATATTCGGTTAGTTGTAAAGTGTTACCGAAAGAGGTTTGCTTTTTAGGTTTAGCATTTTCTTTATATACAGAAACCAACCCAAAATGAAACCCTGTCATGCAGTTGCCCACAGTTTTTCCATATCTAACTTTGGTATTTCTAACTTTGGCTATGTTATCTTCT